CCCGTACGGCCGAATGGCAGGAACGCCGCCGCGCTTGGTTGGAAATAGGTATAAAGAGCGAGGAAGGCAGGGACGACGATTTGACATTTGCCAAAGACGCGCAACCGCCTATTTATTGGGACACCAAAAACGCACTTCGGGAAAAGTTGGGCCGGGAGCCTTCCGCCGATGAAGTGTTAGCGGAAATGGAGAAGCAGGGAATACAGGCCATGACTACTACCTCAATCTTCGACCCCGTTCTAACCGAACTTTCCTACCGTTGGTTCAATATCGAGGGCGGCCGCATTTTAGACCCTTTCGCCGGTGGAAGTGTTCGCGGTATCGTAGCGGCAAAATTGAATATGCCCTACGTTGGTAACGACCTTCGGGAAAAACAGGTAGTAGCGAATATCGAGAACGCGAAGGAAGTGTTAGGTAATATTCCGGCCGGCATTGCGCCGCGTTGGACGGTCGGCGATAGTACGCAGCTTGAAGACGTTCTACAAAAGAACGGCATTACCGGCGACTTCGATATGGTATTTTCTTGCCCGCCGTACGCGGACTTGGAAGTATATAGCAATGACCCCCGCGATATTTCCAACATGGATTACCCGCAGTTCTTGGAAGCCTACAAAGCCGCGATAAAGCAGGCTTGCGCCCGATTGAAGAACAACCGCTTTGCCGTCTTCGTAGTTGGGGATATTCGGGATAAAAAGGGTATTTACCGCAACTTCATCGGTCACACTATCGAAGCCTTTACGGAATGCGGACTAAGCTACTATAACCACTTGATTTTAGTAAACCAGGTAACAAGCCTTGCTATCCGGGTTCGCAAACAGATGAACACGGGCCGCAAGATTGGCAAGCTACACCAAAACGTATTAGTCTTTTGCAAAGGTTCAGTAGAAGAAACGGTAGACCAATTCGAAGAAGTGCAAGTAACGAAGGCCGTAGAACAATTCAATAAGTCCCGCGCGAATAGCGGCCTTCACGACGACGTATTAGTATTCTACAAAGGCGACCCGAAGGCGATTAAAGAAGAATTTGGAGAACTGCACGCGGGGGACGATTTACCGCAATAGTAGACAATGGCAGGACGGAAACCTAAATATAACGCTAAGATAGCCGAAAAGATATGTTCGCTTATCGCTACCGACACCTATACGGTGGCGGAAATTTGCCGTATGGCTAAAATATCCGTTTCTACTTACTTCGATTGGCTTAACCGATTTCCGGAATTTTCGGAGTGTATAAAAAAGGCCGAAGCGGAACGTATGGCCTTCTTTGTTGCCGAAGCGAAAAAAAGCCTTCTGCGAAAGATACAAGGGTACACGGTGCAGGAAAAGCACATCACTACGGTAGGTTCCGGCAAGTACGACGTAAACGGCAAGGAGATACCGCGAATAAAGGAACAAAAGATAGTCGATAAACACTACCAGCCGGACACGGCCGCGATAATATTTACACTTACCAACGGAGAGCCGGAGAATTGGAAGAACAGGCAGAACAACGAGGTAACAGGCAAGGACGGTAAGGATTTGTTCGGGCAACTTACCGACGAAGAATTAGACGCACGTATAGCCGAATTGGAAAAGAAGTTAGGTAAATGACACGCCAAGAGAAAATAGAGTATATAGCCGCATTGCGGGAAAGGTTGATACGCGAAGCACGTACCGACCTTTTACCGTTTACCCGCGCTACTATGCCTACTTTCGACCCGGCCGAATTTCATATACGATATTACCACGTTCTAACCTTATTCGCGGAAGGGAAGATTAAAAAGCTAATGGTATTCATGCCGCCCCAGCACGGCAAAAGCGAAGGTTCTACGCGCCGCCTTCCGGCTTATATGCTTGGCCGGAATCCGGACAATAAAATAGCCGTCGTAAGCTATTCGGCACCGAAAGCCCGTAAGTTCAACCGCGAAATACAGCGTATTATAGACACGCCGGAATATGCCGAAATATTCCCGGAAACGCGCCTTAATTCATCGAACATTACGACCGTTGCCGGCGCATGGCTTCGCAATGCCGACGAATGCGAAATAGTAGGACACCGGGGCGGCTTTAAGACCGTCGGCGTAGGTGGCCCTCTTACCGGCGAACCGGTAGATACCCTTATAATGGACGACATTTATAAGGACGCTAAAACAGCTTGGTCGGCGGTTGTACGGGAAGCTATCGAAGATTGGTACGACACGGTAGCCGAAACCCGATTACACAACAATAGCCAGCAGCTTATAGTATTTACCCGCTGGCACGAAAAGGACTTAGCCGGCCGCCTATTGGAGCAGCAAGGAATATACGACCCGGTAAACAATCCGAACGGGTGGGTAGTAGTAACCTACCAAGCGATTAAGAAGGGCGCACCTACCGAATACGACCCGCGCGAAGAAGGTACGGCACTATGGCCCGAACGCCACAATTTGGAAAAGTTGGAAGCCATACGCACCCGAAACCCGCACGTATTTGAATCCCTTTACCAGCAAGACCCGAAACCCTTGCAGGGCCTTATGTACGAAAATCCCTTTAAGGAATACGATATACTACCGGCCACCAATCTACGGAAGGTTAAGAACTATACCGATACGGCGGACGAAGGCGCGGATTTCCTTTGCTCGATAACCTACCTTGAAACCGAGATAGGAAACTTTGTTTTGGACGTGCTTTATACGGCTAAGCCTATGGAGTACACCGAACCCAAAACGGCCGAAATGCTAACCAAACACGCGGTAGAATTGGCCGTAGTAGAGAGTAACAACGGCGGCCGGGGCTTCGCGCGTAATGTAGAGAAGCAAGCCCGGTTAATGGGCAACAACAAAACCCGTATTAAGTGGTTCCACCAAAGCCAAAACAAGGCCGTACGCATATTCACGCATAGCGCGGAAGTGCAAAACCTTACCTATTTCCCGCGCGGGTGGGCGCAAATGTGGCCCGATTTCTACCAAGCCCTTACGCACTATATGAAGGTCGGCAAGAACGCCCACGACGACGCGCCGGACGCATTGACCGGAACCGTAGAGCAACGGCCAATTACAGGCAAGAAAAGCGCGGCCGGATATTTCGCATAATGTTTAACTATCAAAATAACAATAAAATGAACAGCAAGCAACTTAACGAACTTTTGGCGAGCGAGAACCATAGTACCGCTATTGCCGAATTGAAGAACGGGCGTAACGCGACAGAGCCGAACGCTGCCGAATATATCGCCCAGCTTGACCCCAAAGGCCACGACGTAAACGACCCGGTAAAGCGTAGGGATAAGAAGGTAAAAGTAGACCTTTCCGACTTCGATATAAACGACGAAGAAAAGAAGAATATAAAGACCGTTACCAACGGAAACGGTGAAACCGAAAACTTCCGTATAGAGCCGGTTGCTCGCGTAGCCTTGGCAATTCAGAAACTTATAGTAAAGCGGGCCGTAGCCTTCACGTTTGGAAACCCCGTAACCCTTAACGCGGAACCGGAAGAAGGCACCAAGGAAGCCGAGGTTTTGAAAGCTGTAAAGCGCGTTTTGTTCGACACCAAAAGCCGAACCCTTAACCGCAAGGTAGCGCGGGCCATTTACAGCAGCACGGAAGCGGCCGAACTTTGGTACCCGGTGGAGAAACAGACGAAAAACTACGGCTTCGATTCGACGCACAAACTTCGGGTAGCCATTTTTAGCCCGTTGTTCGGCGATAGGCTTTACCCCTACTTCGATGAAACGGGCGATATGATAGCTTTCTCCCGCGAATACGTCGTAAAGGATAGCGCGGGGGTAAAACATACCTATTTCGAAACCTATACCGATACCGAAATACGGAAATGGACGCTTACGAGCAACCAATGGCAATTATTGGACGGCTACCCCAAGAAGAACCAAATAGGCAAAATTCCGGTTATCTATGGCCGCCAGCCTGCCGTAGAATGGGAAGACGTGCAGAACCTTATAGACCGCTTGGAAAAGTTGCTTTCCAATTTCGCCGATACCAACGACTACCACGCAAGCCCGAAAATCTTTACTACGGGTACTATTTTGGGTTGGGCCAAGAAGGGCGAAAGCGGGGCCGTTATAGAAGGCGAGGAAGGAGCAACAGCGCAATATCTTAGCTGGGCGCAGGCCCCCGAAAGCGTAAAATTAGAGATAGAAACCCTTTTGCGTATGATTTACACCATTACGCAAACGCCGGATATTTCTTTTGATTCAGTAAAAGGTATAGGGGCCGTTTCGGGTGTAGCCTTGAAACTTTTATTTATGGACGCTCACCTAAAAGTACAGGACAAATGCGAAATTTTCGACGATTATTTGCAGCGTCGATTAAGCGTAATACAGGCGTTTTTATCGCAAATGAACACAAAGGATAAGGCTTTTGTAGACGCTTGCGGTAGCCTTATTATAGAACCCGAAATAGTGCCGTTTATGATTGAGGACGAATCGGCGAACGTAAACCTTCTTCTTTCGGCAACCGGTCAGAAGGCTATTTGTTCTCGGAAGACGGCCGTACAGCAATTGGGCTGGGTAAACGACACAGACGCAGAGATAGAGCAGATAGAAGCCGAAGAAAGTGCGGCTTCCTATTCGTCTATTTACGAACCCACCGAATAGCTACTAACCAAGTATATAACTAAGTTACTAACTAAGATATGGGTAACATAGTAGCAAAATTCGACATAGATAAGCTATTTGCAGGTGTTTACGAAGCAGTAGACATTATAACGGCCACCGTCGTAGACGCTATGCAAATGGCTTGTTTAGAGGTTACGCGGAACGCTAAACTATTGAACACCTACAAAGACCGGACGCACCTGCTACGTTCGTCGATTGGCTTCGTTATCTACAATCACGGCGAAAAGGTAGCGGAAAGTTTCGGTTCTACCGGTGGCGAGAAAGGGAGCGAAGGCGTAGAAGAAGGTAAGCGTATGGCAGCACAAGCAGCCGCACAATACCCGAACGACATAG